CCTCGGTCCAGACTCCAGCTTGAACCCATGCAGGCTCATCAACTACCGGTTGTGCTTTGTCATATTTTGCAATAGACTTAAAAGACGCTTCCAGATTGGGTGAGACCATGCGATAGGCGCCAGGGATTAATAACCCTCGCTCTCCACTGAACTTCTCAAAACTACTGTTACGCACTTCTTTGCTTTTTAGCACAGAGTGACGAACAGTTTTGCCAAGAAAGTCACAGTTTCCTTGAGTAAAGTGACGATTGTACATTATAGAGCCCATTGTATTTCCAGGTTGAAATACTTGTCGGTCCAGGTATTTAGAATACCATCGCGCCCAAATATCTCGGTTAGGCAATGGGACATCTAAAAATGCGAACCAAGCTTGGTGGCGACAGTAACCGTGACGGGAATGAATGCATTATCACTCTCACCTCCGGCACAATGCCAGCCAACCAACTTCCCATGTATATTCACTACCGCGCCACCAGAGTTTCCTCCTTTAGACGAGTACTTCGCGCGAGCATATTCTTCACCTTCCTTCTCGGAAACAATCTTTGTGACGAACCCTTGATCCGTCGCTCCGATCTGGTGCTGAACATTCTCACGAGAATTGTAACAACATAGAGCCACTTTTTCTCCTTCCAGAACACGCGCAAGTCGAAGCTGTCTAAGCTTCTTTTCACGCCATGCTACAGGCATCTGGAATGCCATTTGATCGTGGGCCACCTGCTTAGCATCAGAGACTTTCATCTCGACACTACCAGCAGTCGGGTGGTAAAACACCACCTTCTCACCCCCCTCCTTAAAAAGATGCTTGGAAACCAAGATGGCATTGCAGCACAAAACGAAACACTGTTCGAATGCACCACACACTGCCCAACCCACACACTCAAGGGGGTTCTTCATCTCAAACTGAGGACCATTGTGCATTGATTCCGGCTTATCCACCTTAGGCTTTTGAGCCTGAGGTTTCTGGGAATTCTCCTTCTGCTGCTTATCAAGCTGCTTCTTGAGATCCCTCTCAGCCTTCTTCTTTTGCATATGGAAACGACCACACTTGCAGTCCACTTTACCG